TTTTAATTCTTTATTATATTTTTGTTTAATTTTTTCTTTATTTTGTTGATAATGTATTTTAGTATATTCTTTATGTTTTTCTTTATTATTTTCTCTATAAATTTTTAATTGTATAATATATTTTTTATATCTTTTTTTATTATATTCTTTTTTTTCTTCTAATGTCATCATAATTCCTCCCAATTTTTAGTATAATTTTCTATTTGATTTTTTAGTATTTCATTTTCCTGCATTAATTTATCTCGCTCCACCATCGAATCTTTTAGCAAGGTTCTTAACTGGTAAGCATGGTCATTGATATTACTAAATTTAGTTATAACCTCGTCAAGTTTCATCAATCTATTTAAAGATGCTTTATATTTATCATCCTTACCTATTTTAACGCTATAAGACTGAGCTTCTTTAATCATTTGATAGATTATACCACTTGCATCTAATAAGTCCTTAGATGGCGTTAAAATAGTATCTATCTCAAATTCCCTATTTTCCGATAATTGTTTGTAGTAATTGCTCATATTAAAAAAGTTTTTGTTGGTTAGTATGATTAGTTATTCGCTGCATAGCCTTATCAAAATATTGTTTGTCAAGTTCGCAAGCTACTAAATCAAATCCATAATCATGACATGCAATTGCAATTGAACCTGAACCAAGATGAGTATCAAGTATTTTATCACCTTGTTTACCATAATTTTCTAAACAAAATTTATAAATTTCAATTGGCTTTGAAGTAGGATGAAATGATTTTTTTTTTTCATAATTAGCTTTTGGATTTTCAAAACCTTGAAAATTACCACAACTTGTAAATCTTATAAATGAATGTTTTATATCTAAATTAGACCAAGCTAATTCAAAATGTCCAACTGCTAATTTTTGATTATATTTAAAAGTTTTATCCCAACAAATCCAACCTTCAGAATGTGGTAAATTAAAATAATTACCTCCCCATATTATTTGATTTTTTGATACACGAAATAATTCATCAAAATATTTTTTTGTAGGCTTCATATTTATTGAATCCCATTTTGCAATATCTATTCCATAAGGAGGGTCTACAATAGCCAAGTCAAAATAATTATCTGGATATCTTGCCATCAATAGCATATTATCCTCGTTTGTAATTGTTAATGCCATATTTTAAAAATCTAAGTTAGGGTTTAAATTTGAATTAATTTTATGTAAAGGTTTTTCATGCTCGTAAGCATAATGATTCTTTGCTGATATTTCCTCATAATATCTATTCTTTTTATAATCAAAGTACAAAGATGTTATCCCTCTTGTCGCTACGCCTTTAGGTTTAGCTTTCTCAACTGATATTAATACCTGATTATCTTTGTAAGGCTGACCATGCTCATCGAACAAAGCTACTGGTGGTCGCCATAGGTTTATCCAAGTCATTGCCTTACGAAATAGAGCTTGACCACCTGCTGCCTCTCTTGCCATTGGCATAGGATAATAGCGTAAATTATTCTTTTTATCTTCTATAACCTGCTGAGATGATGGGTGTAAAGTTAAAATACAATGCTTTTTATTTTTCTTGCAGTATCTTCTAATTTCTCCGCATAAATCTTCAATGTATAAATCTTGCCTTGCCCCATATTTGCTCATATCGTGACGCATCTCATTGTAAGGGTCGCATAAAATTATCTGCTCATCTGTAACTAATCCCGTTAAATCTTCAAAAGAATAGCTTTTATCATCAGAATCTACGATAGTAAACATTTCATCTATGTAGTTGATAGCGTTAAAATATTCGGTATCTGTGGCAGCGTTATTCATTGACTTGTAAAACTGTTTACCGGTATATTTATGGATAAATTCTGCGTAAATATCCTCGACGCTTCCAGTTTCTGGGCTATAAACTAAAGTCTTTTTTCCGTATTTGTAAGCCTGATTAAAAACTAATTCAAAACTAAACTCTGATTTTCCATGATGTGGAGCTGCAAGGATGAATGTGTAGCTACCTTGTTTAATCGAATAGATAGCGTCTAAGGAATCAAAACCAGTAAGTTCTCCCTTTGGGTTTCCTATCTTTCTCATCTCGTTTAGGGATGCCTCTATGTCTGAGAATTTCTTTATCATTAGTTCATTAGTTTAGGAGAATATCCACCGTTTTGATTCTGCAAGTTTACTTTGTTTTCTTCTTTAAACCAAACCGCATTCATTTTAGACTTCCAATTCTTAACCTTGTTGCCTTTGTTATCAAACCAGTCATTTTCATTGTAATAGTTAAAAGCTCTAATAGCTACACTTTCTTGATAGCCATTTGTTGCAAAATATTCTTTTACATTTTCAATCGTAGGTATTATATCTATTCTTATCTTATCTTCTCTTTTCTTTTCTGCTTGGTTTTGCTTAGCCTTTGGTAGCGTTTGCTTAGCCTCTGCTAACTTTTGCTTAGCCTTTGCTAAAACTCCAGCTTTACCTTGAATTGAGCGTATTTCTCTCACTTTTTGAAAGTCATTTAGTTGCTCATCTAAAAAATCTATGCTTATTTTATTGTCTGAATCTATATTAATAAATCCGTTTTCAATCAATAAATTTACATAATCCTGAGGCACTCTATAAAGCATATCTTTTAGCTTTATTGAACCGTTATTATTCCATACCATAGATACACATTGTATAAATGCTCCTTGTACTTCTAAAGGTTGAAATGAAATGTTACCTATCAACCACTCAGCTGGATAGAATTTAAAAAATGGAAGTTCTTTGCTCATAATTTTAAGTATAAAAAAAGCCTTTATGATAGAAGTCCGCCAACTTCTACCCTAAAGGCTAAATATTTTTGTGAACTAATGGCGGTTAGTTTGTAATACTTTGTAAAAGTAAATAAATTATTTACATATCAAAATAATTTTTGTTGATTAGTATGGTTTTTAATTCTTTGCATAGCTTTATCAAAATATTCTTTGTCTAATTCGCAGGCAGTTAAGTCAAATCCGTAGTCGTGGCAGGCTATTGCAATGCTTCCGCTACCTAAATGAGTATCAAGTATTTTATCATTTGGATTTGCATATAAATCTAAAAGTTTATGATATAATTTAATAGGTTTTTGAGTTGGATGTATTCTTTCATTATCAGCACCTATAAATCCACTATATTGATGCTTAATTATTTTTAATACTTTATTAAAACTATTCCAAGCCATTTCTCCATCAGCAAAACTTACGTCTTTATTTAAAAGTTTATCCCAAATAATCCATCCTTTAATTAATGGAAGTTTAAAATAATTTCCTCCCCATATAATTTGATTTTTTGAAACCCTAAATAATTCATCAAAATATTCTTTTGTTGGAGTTGAATTATCCCAATTTTTACCTTTTAAATATTTTTTATTTTTACCAGTTCCCATTTGCATTTCAGAAGCACCAATTCCATAAGGAGGGTCTACTATCGCCAAATCAAAATAATTGTCTGGATATCTTGCCATCAATAGCATATTATCCTCATTTGTTATATTTAACATACTAAAACTTTATTTAATTTACCAGTAAAATATCTATCTTTTATCTGCACCAAATCATTAAAAGTATCACGATTATAAATAATAGTCGAATGGTCGCGATTATAAAATTTACCTATATCCTTTAATGTGTATAAATTACATTTACAAGTTAAACCTATCGCTATCATTCTTGCAGTTACAAATGCTTTATCCCTTTTCTTACTCAATACATCTGAATAGTCTACTTCTAACATATTGCAAACGTATACTAAAATTTCATGTGGCTCATCTGATGTAATCCCTGCCTTAAATAGCATTCTATCTCTTGCGTCTAAACCTGTGTATATTTCTACTGTCATAACTAATCCCAAATTTCATCTACCAATAATTCTATTTTTTCGCTTACCTCTTTTAAACCCTCTTTATCCATGTTCTTTTCCATAGTTCTATAAAGATTATTAAAAGCATTTATAAGCTTTTCTACCCTATGCTGAATGCGTCCAGCGTTTGGATGGTCTATGATTGACATCTCGTGTAGTGTAACCTCTAAATTCTTTAAAGCTATCTTACCAGTTATATAGCCTAATGCTATGCTTTTATCTAAAACGTCCAATTTAATACCCTCCTTACTATTACTTTTCTATTTTCTCTATCTTGTTTAATCTCGAATTTAAGCTCAGGATTTGTCCTGCTTAATCTATTTCTAATGCTGTAAAAAGAATCTACATTTCTAATATCTGCGGTAAACTCTTCTTTTTTATTTAAAGCTAAAAATTGCTCTTTCCAATTATTCATATCTCTTTAATAATTTGTTCAATAATTTCTAAATCTTGTATCATTTCTAAATCATCTGATTCCGCAGAATAACTTAAATATTCAATAGTTACTAAAGCTGCTTTTTTTGCTATTACCTCTGATAATTGACAATCCATTTCAGTAGGTAATAAACAAAACATTTTAAAAACCAATTCCTCTGCGATTATTCTATGCATAATTTTTTAAATTAAGGGATGGCACATTACACCATCCCGCATAATCATTAATTAAAATGGTAAGCTATCATCAAAAGCCTCTACTGCCTCAGATACTTGCTCTTTCTTTACTGCTGTGGTTATCTTACCATCAGTCCAAACTACCGAGCCATTGCCTAAATACTGCTTCTTTTCCTTTGCAGTTCTTTGCTCTTTTGTTTGTGCCAGATACATTACCACATTTTGACCGTAGTCATTAGTTTCATCTGATACAGAAATCGTATAATTAATATACTTTCCGTCTTTTCCCTTGATTGATAAATTGATTAATGCACTCATGTTTTTAAAATTTAATTGTAATTGATGGTTTAGTGAATGAACTTGTTACTCTTGGAATATCTATTCCGTTATTATCGAATATAATCTCGCTTGACTTTCTTGCTACTTTTAATAATTCTTCTCTTTCTTTTAGCTTTTGTTTAAGCTCGAAATATACAGAATCATCTTCATAGTTTAGGCTTTCTCTTGGAGCTACTGGAGTAAACTCTACTCCGTTAAAGCTATCCTTTGATATAAACTCTATACGCTCTCTAAAGGCTTTGTCTGCTGCATTTATTATTTCTTTTAATCTAACTATATTACTAAAAACTTTGATAGGTTCTACCGCACCATTCTCAAAGATTTGCTCTACCAAACTTTCTCCAGTTGCAATTGCTTGTTTTTTACTAAAATCTTCTGTGTACATGGTAGCCATTTCTTCGGCACGCATATTGAAAAATAATTCTTTAGACATTGTAAGATTCCTCCTGCTCTTTAGTTAATGTATACTTTGTTTTAATTTGTGCTAAAGTAAAGTTTCCTGCTTTAGCTTTTGCCAATACCTCTGATGTCGCAAATGGCTTTTGTTGTACTGCTTTCTGTGCATCATCATCCTCTGAGCCAATGCCACAAATAGAACTTAAACTATAACGCCTTGCGTAAGTTACACCACTACCATAAGCCTGCGCATCGTTAGGATTTTTACAGAATATCTCTGCTAAAGATTCCAATACTTCGCCAGATTCGTGTAGTAAAATGGTTTTAACAAAGTTTTTACCATCGATGTGGGTTAATGGTTGCAAAACTACTATTCCGTTATTATTTAACGCTGGAACTACAGCAGATAAAACATCGTTTAAATCTGCGTATTTGTTTTTAAAGAATGGATTAACGCTACCTTTTTTAGGTGCTACCATCTCAATCTGTGCCTTAATTAGGGCGGTTGCTAATTGTTTCATAATTCAAATATAAGGTTTTTATTTAACAAAACAAACAAACTATTTAATAGTCTTTTTTAGTTGTTTATGAGCGTTTAAAAACACCTCGTTAAATGAGGCTTGTACTTCTGGCTTGTAGGTTGATTTTATCCCGCAAGGTTTAATTGTTTCTTTTACTTTCCTTTTAAATAACTTTATCATAATTCTCTAATTTGTTGTAACTGGTTATATACTAAATTGAAATTGTCTTGCTCTTCCTCTTGTTCAAGATTTGGATTTTGAGTTAATAAAAAAGCTATCTCTTCTATTACGTCATCTGTGGCTATCTCTAAGAATAGCTTTAACATTCCTACTTCTGCTTTCATTATCTATCGTTTAAGATTTTAAATAAACTAAGCGAATGCTTTAATCCAGTTATAGTTCCGAACAAAATTAACTCCTGCCCAACTTCATCTCTTCCAAGTGTTTTACACTCTTTTTCAAGTTCTTTAATCCTTTGGTTAATTACTTGAATAAATTTTTCTTCTTTACTTTCCATTTTATTAATCTTCAAATTGTGTTAAATTTTCGTTATCTTCTTGTTCTGCTTCCCATTGTAAATCCTCGATTTTATCAGGGTCTAAGTCTTCAAAATTATTTTCTATTGGATTCATCGATTTTCTTTTCTAAATAAACTGATACGGTAATGATTATCGCTGCTGCTATAAATATTGGCAGGATGATTAATGCTGAGTAAATTATAAATTCCATGTCTTAAGTTTTTTAAAGTTAATTAATAATTTTGAATTGCATCTGTACAAGACCAAGATTGCTCATTATCGGAATCCATTCCAAATCTTTCTGGAGCTATCCAATAAGCTGTAATATATGGATTGCTATCTTCAAGACCTTTTTTAGGTTCTATATAATAAAACAAAGTTTTATCGCTATTTCTTCTTTCTGTTCTTAGTACGCTAATTTTATTTTTTTTAACGTAATTATCAAGTATAATTTTTTGTAAATCGTACATATTTTTAGTTTTTAAAGGGAGGTTTTACCCTCCCAGTTTAATTATTTATATACTTTTAAAATCTGATAAAATATTATAAGTATTTACCATCTCATGAATTAGTTTATCTGCTCTATTTCTAATTTCACGATTATTTTTAAAATCAAGATTATTTCTTGAATCATTTGATAATGATATTAATCTTTTTAATCTTGGTATAAATATTAAATTTTTATAATCTTCTTTAGATATTTTAATTTGATTTTTCATAATTTCTATTTTTTTTAGTTTTTAATTCCTTTTGTTTATTCAACAAATATAAGATTAAAAATAAATACAAAACAAACAAACAAGTAAATTTTAATAAAAAAATAATTTAAACATAAAAAAATTGCAATACTTTTAAATATTGCAATCTAAATTTGAAAAATTAACAAGGAATTAGGGTAAGTATTTTTTGATTTTAAAGTAAAGATTAACTCCAATAAATAGAATTAATACAATAATCCACCATCGAAGATTAATTTTATCATCTTTAAGCTCTTGTATTTTAGTATTTAATCCTTTGACTTTATTAACCTCAGCATTTAGCAGGTATAAAGCAGACGAATCTCTTTTAACGATTGTATCGATTCTAAGCAACGTTTTAACTATTACCTTACTATCAGGGCATTTAACAAATACAGTCTTATTAGGTAAAGCCTTAGGGCATTCTACGCTATCGCCTTTAATAGTCTGATAGTTTATCAAAGTATCTGTTTTGCCTTGGATATATGTTTCCTTTATTGGAAACTTTTCCAAGCATTCTTTAGCTAATATTTCGGGATGCTTACTTGCGTACTTTGTAAATGCTTTTTTGCCTGAGCAACTACTTAAAGAAGCTAAAACGCAAAGAGCTATCCAAATTAATACAATAAAAATAGATGTTTTTAATGTTGCTTTGTCGTGATAAATCATATCTTTTTCTTTAATATAATGTAATCTCTTTTTTTAACACCATACCACAATAAAATATAGTGCCTTGCAAAATCTAAACGTGGCTTTATAAATATCTCAATCAATAAAGCGATTATTATTAATATCATAATTAAATAGGTTTATAATAATGGTCTACTTTTATCCCTGCTTTCTCTTCGTTTTTCATTATTAATTGAATACCGAAAATGATAGCGCTTAAATGGTCCTCATCCTGCTCAACTCCGTTATACAAGTTCATCTCAAACTTTGCTAAATGCCTGTGTAATGATTCAAGAGCTGCCTCAGTTGGTTGCCCTTTGCGCCAATTACCCTTATCGTAGTGATTAGCACCATATCTAAGCAAGTAGCCATATCTAAGCCTTACATAAGCATCTAAGTGATTAGGTAAAGGCTTATTTGTGTCGTTATCTCTTTGGCTACCGGTATCAAATACTCTTGATTGCTTTACCTCAAGTTTTGCAGAATTATCTGATGAATTTATCCATTCTGGTGCAATAAAATCTAAATCTTTTTTATCCATGTCTATTCCTAATTCCTTAAAAAATGCTCTTTCTATCGATTCTTGATTTGTCATAACCTAAAATAAATGGGTAAACCTGGCGATTTGTCCATGCTCTTTACAATGAATAAATCCTTCAATAGCTTTAGGACTATGCTGATATCCATTTCTATGATGCCAACTATCGGCAGAGCTTGGACTTCTTAAACTTTCAATCGTTACACCTATATAATCTTTTGCAGTCTTATGGTGTACATGATGCGTATAAATATATCTGTGTTTTGTACTTGCCCATTCTTGGCTAAATTCCTGCGCTAATAGTATAGGTAAATTAGCTTCCTTTGCACCATCTCCGTGAGTTGTGCCTATTAGGTTGTTATGATATTTAAATGCCTTACGATGACTTAAATCTACGTTAAATGTAACGTTTGTAGATAGCCTAAAATGAGCTTCTATTAATTGAGCAAGAAAGAAACCATGAGTATAATCGTGATTTGATGGGTTATAAATTACACTTACTGGAGCTAAAGCCATCAATTGCTCAATAACGTCTATATAAAGCCTTTTAGCTGTTAAAAAATTATCGTACCACATACCATCCGTATCCTGAGGAGTTCCGCTGGTTGTAGTTCTGCGTGGATTATCTGTGTGCAAAATATCGTTCCCAATGATTAAAGCTATCTGGTCTATCTCAAATCCTTTAGCCTTATTAAGAATCCCATTAACTCCCTCTTTAACTCTTTTTACTGCTATCTGTTCATTGTACTCTTCGCCAGTTTCAAAAGCTCGGCATAGCTTACCGACGTGAACATCAGCAGGGTCTATAACTAATAAATGGCTTTCTAAACTTGGCTTGTATTCTATCGTATGATAGTTAGGAGAAAATGCTTTAGCATCATTTAAAATTTGGTCTTTTAATATTTGAAATTCTTGTTCTCCCTGAGTTTCAAATTTTGGGTTTTTAAAGAACAAAGAGGATTTGTCATTCT